ATTCATAGTACCACCCATAAATTCTTTTAGTTTATTTTTAGTACGTGATTTGTGTGCACTGATTTTCTTTTTAAGCTTTTTTTCTTCTTCAGATGGGATTTTAATGCGTTGTGTTAATAAACTCCACATACCATCTTTTACTTCGTCTGGTAAAAATTTAGGAATCGTATTAATAAAATTTTTTTCATTCTTGGTAAGTGCAAAATCACGAGTAGCTGAGCCTGAAGCGCCACCGGCTTGAGGTGGGATTTTTACTATTTCATAATTAATACCAGACTTTTCAGCTGCTTTAGGAATTCCTTGATATCGGGTATCGTTTTCTTTTTCTCCTAAACCTAAAACTACTTTAGATACCTCCTTAGGAGGGTTTTCTACATAACTATAAACATCTCTAACAGGGGTGTCTAGTGAAGATAACTCTATTTCTATTTTATTTTTACGTGGGTCAGAATCGTGTTTTATATATTCTTCCCAAAATTCTTTAGCAATTTCAGGCGTTATACCCCCTTCTATATCTATCCCTAAAGGGTCATATTTTAATCCCCCACCACGATTATCAGGGCCAATTTTTATAAGTACCTTATCAGCATAATCTGCTAAATATTTAGCGGCTTCATAATGACCAGCATGTGGGGGTTTAAAACCACCCGGTAAAAGGGCTACTATCATATAATTGCAGTTTATTAATACATATTAATTACTGATATAAGATTTTCTTTTCTACTAAACCTTGGAAAGTTAATGGCTTAGCATTCTGGAGTATGTGAGTCATTTCTTCAAATCCTATATCGCTTGGGTCTTTATCTTTGAGTTCTAATAAAAATATTTCTTTACCATATGACATAAGCTCTTTAGCATACTTAAGTGAATCATTTATTGCATCTTGATCAAGTGCAAGATATATTTGTTTTACACTACCTCTAACTAATTCTTTGTATAATGATTTGCTAATACGTTTACCAAATAATGGTACTGCATTGCGTTTAATAGCTATAGCATCAAAAGCACCTTCACAGATTATAATAGGTAAATTAAAATTAACTAACATATCAAATCCTATAATATCTTTAGATGTAGGTGGTAATTTATGTTTATGAAATGCTTGTAGATCAAATGATCTACCTACCCAATAATTGAGTAATCCATTTCTGTCATAACTAGGTATTATAATAAAATTAGCTAACTTACCACTTTCAATATAACCAATATTATATTTAATTACATCTTGGGCAGTAACTCCTCTAGACTGTAGATAATTAAAAGCTTTATTACGGATTAAGCCTTTGCCCTTAATAAGTGGTATAAACCCTTCTGGTAGCTGTAGTTGGTCTTTTTTCGACTCAGTTGGTGTACCCTTGAAATTGTAGAGTTTATCTATAGATTTAAGTTCTTCAAAGGCTGTATATGGGGCTTTTATAAATTTTAATATTTGTAGGGCTCTACGTCCTTTAAAATTACATACCCAACAATGGTACCATTGGGTAGCTTTATTTAGTGTTAATTTCTTTTTGTGGTGGTTGCAATTAGGACAGTAGAATAATGCTTCTTCTCCTCCTCTTGTTGAGCCTGATTTTCCTAATAATCCTTCTAATAAAAATACTAACCTATCCTCTTTCATAGGGGTGAAGTTACGCAATATCTTTTAGGAAGCCAAATTTCTTAATAAAAAAAATCAATTTAATCCCAATATTTAGTAATAGGGAAGAAAGAATCTATTGGTCTTTCAGTACACGCTAATGAACCATTATTTCCCCCATTAATTTGGTATACGTTTTCTGGATTATTTATTAATTCATTATTATAATAAGTTCTATTATTATTATAATATATATCGTAATCTATTATATTTTCTATATCTAAATTAAAATGAGGCGCAATAGACTCAACTCCACTAGTAGGAGGCCCTTGAGTGGGGGTAGTCCCATAAGGGATTTGATTTAAACAATTATTCCAGTTAAATTGGGCTTTGTTTTTTATATTAAAAGGTAAATCTAATTCATTAAACTCCTCATCTACGGAATTAACATTTTGTAATATATTCCATATTCCTGGGGGTTGTGGTGGGGGTGGTGAAAATATATTCCCCCCAGCAAAAGAATTAATCATAGTCCGTGCAGTATCTGTAGCAGGGGTATAATAATTAGCAGGTTTATACACATTATCAACATCATCCCCTAAACTACTCCAATATTGAGTTATAATTTCCCAAATAGCTATATCGTTTTCTCCCCATATCCCATCACAATCAAAATCATAAACCAAAGGACCATATGTAGGAAGTGCTTGGTTATTAAATATATTATTCCAATTATTAGAAGATAATTCAACTATATTATTAAAAAAATCATAATGCCCCACACTCATATTATTTTCATCAGGAATCCCCGTTATAACATCTTCAGGGGTATGTCCTAGGGTTCTTAAGTGTTGCTCTAAAGTGGGCAATACTTCTTGTCCACCATACTGTTCAAAAAAAGGTAATATTATATGCTCTGTCCATTGTTGATATGTTCCAGCAATACAAGGCGCCCACCCAGGATGGGGGATTTGGCCCATTCCTGCGGTTGCTCCATAATCTCTAAATCCATGTAATACCAAATTTTCGGGATCTTCTGGTACTGATTCTAAACCAAACTTTGGGGAAACTGAGTTTAACTTAAACCTAAAATAATCCCTAAATGGCATATAATCTACCATAGCCAGCACAGCCCCATGAATACTACTATCATATATTTTAATATTATTACTATTAAGGGGTAACCACTTATTAGTAGATCCATATTTCCCAAAATGGAAATAAGTCCCCGCTTCATAGTAAGGATCTACATTGCTATGATTATTTTCATTGTATGTTATCCATGAATTATAAAATTGACCAACCTGCTCCCTTTCACATGTATAAGCCCCCGGTATAAAAACTGGGTCAAATATCTTATTTCGGTCAAACCCTATTTCTACATCAGGATTGCTTGTTACATAATTTACTAAAAATCTATGAGTAGTGGTTCTTTTTATAAACTTAGGGTCTGTATAGACCCCTGCTTTTTTATAAAAATCATTTTGAAGAGGTAATCCGGCACCAAAAGCGTCTATAAGGCATTTGTTATTTATAGATCCTAATACTTTTGTAGTGCCACTAGAGTTAGGATAAAAATTATAAAAACCCCCTATAAACATAATGGAAGTCTCATCTATAGGACCCCCAGGAAGTATTGGTGAATCACCAGGGTTAGCAATATATATATTAGACCAAAATTCGATTATTTCTTCGTCGCTATTCCCATTTCTTTTATAAGGGGCTACTTCAAATAAAATAGCTCCTTCACGGATTTTTTTAAAACGTTTTTTATTTTCTTCGCTAATACTTTTATTTAATACTTTATTATTCATAGGGGTATATTTATATATTATAAATACCCAAAATCTTTTTTAAAGTAACGACCCTCAATATTATCATTTAAATAATCATCTCTTTCTAAAACTCCTAAACTAAACAAGGCTTTATTTTCTAAATAAGTTAATTCTTTTTTAGAATAAGCTAATTGTAATATTTTTCTTTCAAACTCATTATGTTTACCTTCTTTAATTGAAGTTTTAATAAATTCGTGCGAACCGTAATATGTTTTCCAATCGCTTTCTTTTTGGACCATTTTGTAAACTGGTGGACGGCCTTTACCTTCCCACAAAGCAGCTTCGCGTTTGCCAATTTTTTTCTTTTGATTGTATATTAACGATTTTTTGCCAATATACTTTTTTCCAGTAGGTAAGTGAGTTGTTTGATAAACGTATCCATATGTGCCTTCTGGGAATTCTTTGTAACTATTTGGTATTATCATGTGTCAAATCTTATAATAAATGTAGTATCAGTTTCACTACTTGCTCTAATAGGTTGGGCTAACTTCCCAACTACTAATAAATTACCATCATTATCATATAACCCTACAGTGGTTATATATGGTTTAAAATTAGATCCTGTTGCAAAGTTAGCTATATCTTCACTATTACTAAAAGGTATTTTACGAGCAGAAACATTAGTTGTAAATTCAAACTCATCTTCTGTCATCGTGCATTGGTATTCATTTTCAGTGATTAAATGGGTATTTTTATATGATAAAGAATCTAAACTACCGCCATCAAATAAACCCATATATTTAGGATGAGTTAAAGTAATAAAACCATTATCATAAAAAGCATTTCCTATAGGATAAGTACCTGTAAAAGATTCAGATACCATTGCTATTTGTTGGGTAGACATAGATTGGTTCCATATTTGTAATTGTGTTAAATTGAAACCTCCATTGCTATCTCCAAAATTTGAACTGTTACTAGTATTATAAGACCCATTAGGATTTCGTTTTTTGAATAAAGTTATATCACTTCGATTTTGGCAAGCTTTTTTAGTATTATCATTTCCGGATCCTACCAAAACTCCATTTTTATATATTTCTAAAAGGTTGCCTTTTTTCTGTACTAGTACATGGGTTAAATCTCCTAGGTCAGTAAATAGGTAAATAGGGGCAGTAACAGAAGATAGGGTTTCCCCATCGTATCTTTCAAAAGCTAAAGAACCACTAATACCACCAGTAAGATCACCTGTTATAGATAATCTATAAGGAAACGCTGGATTACTGGGTGTAGTAGTAATATCTAATGCTCCTGAAGTGGATAAGGAAAACGCTCCTCCTATTTGGGTTCCTAAAGGAGTAGTATTTTGGGCTCCCTCTTTGGTTAAAATATACTCAGTATCTTCCGTTAAGACCCAAGTATTAAAAGCAACACTAGGTTTATAATAAAAACTTATAGCAAAATCATCATTATTAAAATTTAAATAAGATCTATTTTCTATAGTGACCCTTGAGTCATTTCTATCATTTAGAGTAATAAAAGGGACCCCATATTGACCACCCCCAACTCCACCAAAAGAAGTTTTATAGTAAGTTACTGTGTTTTGGAAGTATGAATCATCATAAACAGTCCTATCGTATCCATCAGGGAAAGGGGCATTTACATAAGAATCCCCAGTTTCATAATCAAGATTTAAATCTACTCTTTTAAACCCTTCTACAGGTGAAATATATAATACTCTATTATCTTCATTAGGGAAATTATCTTTACCTATGTTAATATCATATAAATTTCCAAAACCATCATCAACTATAGTGTAAGAAGAACCCCCCTTACTCACAGTAAGAGAAAGATTATTAGGTTGGACTTCAGAACCAAATGTTTTTTGTGATAAACTTAATAGACTAGCACTTTTATATAGTCTTCGTTCTTGGGTTGTGTAAGTAGCATCATCTAATTCTAAACGATGTGCTCTTTCTCTAATATAATTTCTATAATAAAGTTTATCTATTTGATAATATTGTCTACTCCCTGTGCTAAATTCACTTTTATTATTACCACTCCAAGATAAAGATGCAGTACTGGCACCTATTGAGCTCAAATTTACAGTGTTATACTGCTTATGAGCTTCAAAAGGGGTTATTTTTATGTCTTGTGCATTTAGTTTTTTAAATACGCCAGGCATTAATAATCAAGTTTTACTTTAACAAGTGCTTCTTTTGTAAAGTTTTTAGGTAAAGGTTGACTTAATTTAGCAATCGCTAACAAATCTTGGTTATCATTGTATAATCCTACAGTGGTTATATAGGTTTGAGGATTATCTATCATAGAATCAAAACTTAAAGTCCCATCATCTTGGGTAAATGAATCATTTGTAGTGTAGTTAAATTCTTGGTTTTTAACTCTTACAAAATAAAATTTACTAGCTATATCTTCTTGACCATCTAATATAAATGAATTACCACCAATAAAAGCATCTTGTAATTTTATAGGGTTTTTTCCATTTGTATTTGAAGAAATATTAGTACTTAAATTAATACCACCATCAGTACCGTCAGCATCTAATGCATCTGCGTTTAAAATGATTAAACCAACATCAGGATAAACATATCCATAAGAACCGCTATTTGTTACAAAAGTATTACTAGTTCCTAATCTAATACCATTAGATCCAGATACTATATTAAATTCTCTACCTACACCTGCTCTAATAGCATTAGCAGATCCCGAGGTTGTTACTGAATCATCAGTTAGTTCTAATAAACGAGTTCCTGCAGATCCTGAGAGGGTAAAATTTAAATTACCCATCCTAAGAGCATTTTTATATCTAGCTCTATTTACATTTATAATATAAATATCATCAGGTGTATAACCATCAAAACTAAAGTTTTGAGTTTCATCACCACCAAATACTAAATTTCTATATTGATTATAAATAGAACGAGCTGCACTAAATCCATATCCACCAGCGGCGTGGGTATAATTTAAAGATCCACTACCTACTCTATTTCCATAGGCTATAGAAAACTGGACTTCAGCAGTTGCATCAGTATCTGGGTTTTTATCATGAATTTCCATAAAAAATGCACCACTAGAAGTAGATGTAGTAGTTACATATTGAGCACTAGAACTAAAGAATCCTAAAGTAGCTAAGTCATTAGTGTTCCCTGACCAAGCGCTAGTAAAAACTCTATCAATACTATTGACTCTATCTCCGTCTTGGAATGGTATAAAAGTTGACATATTATTTTATTTATTAAAATGATGATTTTGGTTGAGCAACTGCTGTGGTACCAGCACTTGAATTTTTCCTAACTGTTAATGTTACAGTTGATCTGGCACCTGTATCTAAACCAACTACTATAACTGAAGTGGCTAAAGCCGCATTACTACCAAATAATGTAGTGCCCGCTAATGAAGTACCTGTAAATGAAGTACCTATAAAAGTTTGGGATAATGCAGTACCGGTAAATGGGATAGTGTTAGGAGTGTTAGTCCTTTGGGCACCTCCTGTGGTTGTTCCTTGTTGGATTAATCTTCTATCTGCAATAGTGAATGAATATGCCGACTCAGTAGTAGTATCAAAATTAAGGGTAGAAGGTGTAATAGTAAAAGTGGCAGATCTACCTATACTAATATTAGTAGACTGTAAACTTATTACAGGTATTTTAGTGGTTCCTCTTGGTAGGGTAACTAATTTAGAAACCATAATATTATTTTCATTAGGAATGGCTTCGATTAGAGGCAAATTTTCAATGGCTTCTCCAAAATAAGCGGTTCCATTTGGGTGATTTTCATTATATAATGTATAATCAATTTCATCATCTGCTAAAGCAAATTGTGTTATATTAAAAGAACCATCTTGTCTTGATAAAAGTTCACGGCCTTTTTTAGTTAGAATAGCGTCTACAATAACGCTCGAATTATCTAAGTATCCCATATTATTTTTGTTTGTTTATAAATATATATTATTTAAAGAAGGTTAAAATTACTATTATCTAGTTCTACTATTGGTGAAGTATTTCCCCCAACATCTATACCTGCTCTAGTTAGAAAATAAGTAAGATTATCTTTTACAAAAGGATGTATATTCTCAGGTATAATTACAAAATTAGTATCATTTAATCCATTAGGGAAAACCTCACTTTTATTTAACTTTAATAACAATGAAGGATTAGAATCTTCAGTGCGACTAAACATAATATTACCAAACCTAGCAATCTCAGGTTTCCCTGAGGAATTATTTACATTATATTCTTGGTTTAAAATAGTAATACCAGACCCAGAAAAAAACACCCCGGAACCAATAGAAGTAGGATCTGCTACTTGTAATTCAAAAGTAGATAATTCTGCTAAGTTATTAGTAGTTAAAGGAGTATTAGAACCTATAGGAATACTACCAGTAGCAATAGTTTGAATTGGTTGGCGGCTGCCTGTTTCAAGGAAACTAACAAATAATCTTTTATCCCCTTGGTAGGTAGAGTTAGTTCTGTAATCAAAAAGAGTATTTATAAAATCTATAAAAGGAGGAGTAAGAAACTGATTACTGCTTGGATGGGGATTAATTAAAGAATCACCAAACCCTGCTTCTCTTATATATTTCTCATCATGATAAATAAAATCAGCATAAACTTGACCCGCTATTGCTCCTATTTTAAATACTTGAGAACTAGTATTATAAGTAGCGGCGTATGCTGTACTAAAACCTCCTGATATGGTCCCCATTTCAAATATCCTTTTTAATTGCCCCCCATTAAAATAAATTTTATATCTATCACTTAATGAGTTATTTATTTTAGTATTAGTTAGTATTATTTGGCAATTTTTTTCTATAGGAAAATCCTCATAAAAAGACCTATAAAAACCAATCTTTTCCCTGCTATTATCTTCTTTATTTTCTAATACGTTATTAGTAACCGTATTATCCTTATTTACAGTAATATACTTATTAAGAGTTATATATGAAAACCCATCAATATTCATTAATGTATTATCATCTATTGCTCCTTCTCCTACTGAACCTGAAAGGTTAATTATACTATTACCTACATAAATATTTCTTGTGTAATTTTGTAAAGTAGGAGTTTTACCATAGGTAGTATCTCCCTTGGTAAATTTATTAATAGCTGATCCTTGTAGCTGTCTACCATCATAACGTGATGAATTCCACCCCTTAGTAGATAAAACAGAATCATTAAATTCATATGGATCAGCTTCATCTAAAATGAATAATTCAATTTCATAAAATTCATAAGTATTGGGAAGACTACCAAATGCAGCATTAAGAGTATATTGTATACTAGATATGCCTTTTAAATTAAAATCATTAACTGTAGATTTTTTAACTGTGGGGGTACTATCAGTAACATTTATATCTGTGTTAGAATCCCCATTTATTTGTATATCAAAATCACTAACAAGCCTATGGGTTGTTTTAATACGGATTTTATCAGCAGGTATAGGGGTATTAAAAGTAAGTGTAAAAACCTCTGTAAAGGGGGCGTTTGGGTTATTTAATACTAATTTCAATGAAGTATCTTCTCCATTAAATAAAGCACTAGGCCCATCACTCGTTACTGCTTCACTTGCATTAGTACTAAAAACTAATGCTCCTGTATTATAAGCTCCTTTTAAATCTATTTTTCTTGCCATTACCTTAAACTATAATATTTGCTTTTTCTACTTACTTGTGCTACATTTTCAGCGGCTGTACTGTAACTACCACTTTCAATATAATCAACAACATCTATAAATACATCATAGATTTCTTCATTTATAGAACTTAATGAGCCTGTTAAACCTTTAGGAGCTATAAGATATTCGGGTTTTTCTTCATAGTCTATGTTTGTACCAACAATTTTTACCCTCTCCAAGTAATGTGGCTCAATTACTAAACCTGTTTTGAGATTTACTTTAGCTGGGGTAAATTCCTTAATCATCTTAAATAAAGTATGGTCAAAAAATTGTATTGTTCTTATATAATCAGGTATGCCTAAAGGTTTTCTGTCTATTTTTTGGAAATAAACATCTTTAATAGTTTTTAGATCGGGATAACTACCAGAGGTATAATGGGTAGGATCTCCTATATAATCGTCTAATCTAAATCCTCCTAAAGTATAAATTATATCTTCGTTAACTTCAAAAGTAGGAGAAAAATAAACACCTAAATCTGAGTAGTCAAGGGGTTGCCTATCTTGGGGAGAAGTCTCAACTGAGATATATGGGTCTAAGAAATTATCATCAAATGTTCCGTTATCAATTCTTACTTTATCTGATACCATTCCTGATCCTACGGTATCTGGTGTAGTTAAATGATGGGTTTCCTCAATAGAAACTAAAGTAGCATCAGGGGATACAGTAGCACCATAAGCAGGTGCAATAAATTCTTGTGGAGAATTATTGATTTGTGTTCCTCTAACAGGATCATTATTATCAGAACCTAAGGGTAATCTTAAATAAAGTGATTCATAACTAGAACTTATAGTATTACCATTATAATTAAATGGGGATAATGATTGGGTTACTATAGTATCTTCTGTTAATTTTTCAAACCATGCCCTATATTCTTGTACACTCCCTGTGTAAGGTCCTAATAAGGTTCCTACTAAACCACTACTACCAACATTTGCAGTACTACCTACGGTTATATTAGTAAATCCACTTACTCCATCAAAATAATTTGTTAAATCTAAACTACATGAAAGTACATAAGTATTTTTATTATAAGTAGTATTAGTAGCATATGCTACTGCATTATTACCAGCTGCAGAGCCACTATTTAAGATAACGCTAATATTCCAAA